CGAACATCTCCCCCGACACCGCCCGACGCATGGCGAGCTACTTTGCTCGTCACGAGGTGGACAAGCAAGGAAAGGGCTTCCGCCCAGGCGAGGACGGCTTTCCATCAGCCGGCCGCATCGCCTGGGCGCTTTAGCTTTGGGGCGGAGACCCCGGCCAAGCGTGGGCCAACAAACTGACTAAACAGATGAACGCCGCAGACGAGGAGAACCGCAGCATGGCCGTCGAACGCCGCAGCCTGTACGAAGAGGAATCGACCGACCTACCCCTGCTCCGCATTGAGAGCCGCAGCGAAGACGGTGCGGAGTCGCGGTGGATTGTCGGCTACGCCGCGAAGTTCGGCGTCAACAGCCTCGACCTGGGCGACTTCGTGGAGCGGATTGACCCGCAGGCGTTCGGCATCGTCGCCGAGCGGCGGGGCCGCAAGAAGCCGCTGGAGACGCGGGCTCTGTGGAACCATGACCCGAACTTCCCGCTGGCCCGCTATCCCGGCACGCTGCGGATGAACGTGGACGAGATCGGGCTGCGGTATGAGTTCCCGGTGCCCGACACGACCTACGGGCGGGATCTGGCCGCCAACATCGAGGCGGGGATCGTGCGGGGTTCGTCGTTCTCGTTCCAGATTGCCCCCGGCGGCGAAGCCTGGAGCGTGGAGGACGGCCGCAGTATCCGCACGGTGACGAAGATCGACACGCTCATCGACGTTGGGCCGGTGACGTTCCCGGCCTACCCCGATGCGGACGTGACCGTAGCAAAGCGGTCGTTCGACGTGTTCCAGCGTTCCAGATTCGCGAATGCGGAACGTGCTATTGCGGCGGCAAAAAAGACCGCAGACCTCCGCGAGTACCTGGCGAAGCATGGCCGCTAGTGGCGATTCGTGCCCGAAGTGCCGCGATGGTCGCCTTGCGGTGGCGTCCTCGCAGCGGTCTGGCGAGTACCAGACTCGCTATCTGCGGTGCCCGCGTTGCGGCTGCACCGACAAGCAACTGCTGCCCGCATCCGAAGTCGCGAGGAGGAAGTTGTTTACTAACGCCGCCCCATAACTGCATGGGTCGGGGGTTCGCTTCATAGGTTCGGGGTATCGGCGGCATCGGTCGCCGCACCCGAACTAGGAGCGAACCGTGGACAAGATCAAGGCACTGCTCGACGAACTGGCCGCCGTTGTCGCCGAGATGGAGGCGATGACCGAGGACGCGCCCGAGGGTGAGCCTCCCGCCGAGCCCATGAGCGAAGAGCAAGAGGCGTCGCTCCGCAGCCTTGAGACCAAGGCCGACAAGCTCCGCGAGCGGATTGAGTTCCTGCAGCGGGTGCAGGCGAAGGAGTTGGAACTCCGCGCCGTGCTGGAGCGTGGTGCCCCGGCCAAGCGAGTCGAGAAGACCGAGACCCCCGAGGAGGCTCCCGCCGTGGAAAGCCGTGCCAAGGTTTACGCCGTTCCGAAGTCCCATCGCCCCCTCAAGGGCTTCCGCTGCGAAGAGCGGGCCTACCGTGCGGGCATGAGCGTCAAGGCCACCCTGTTCGGTGATGCCGAGGCTCGCCGGTGGTGCGAGGATCACGGCGTCGAGTGCCGTGCCCAGGCTGGCGGCATCAACTCCCTCGGCGGTGCCCTGACCAACCCCGAGATGTCCAGTGAGATCATCCGGTTGACCGAAGAGTTCGGTGCCTACCAGGCCAACGCCCGCGTCGTGACGATGAATAGCGACACGCTGCTCATCGCTCGCCGCACCGGCGGGCTGACCGCTCGGGCCATCGGTGAGAACGCCGCTCCGCTGACCAGCGATGCGACGTTCGACAATGTGCAGCTCGTGGCGAAGCTGTGGGGCGTGGACAACCGCATCCCGGTGTCGCTCGTCGAGGACTCGGTCATCGACCTTGCGGATGCGATGGCGGTCGAGGTGGCTCAGGCTTTTGCCGAGACCTACGACCGTGTGGGCTTCATCGGCTCGGGCTCGGGTGCTGACCACGGCTTCAACGGCATTGCCCCGTCGATTATCGACGGCACGCACTCCGCTGGCGTGGTCAATGCCGCGACCGGCAACAACGTGTTCAGTGAACTCGACCTGAGCGACTTCACCAACGCGGTCGCTCGGCTCCCGCTGTACGCTCGCCGCAACGCGAAGTGGTACATCTCGCCCGCAGGCTACGGCTCGTCGATGCTGCGGCTCATGGTCGCTTCGGCTGGTAACAACGCGGCCGACGTTGCCGGTGGGGCTGGCCTCCAGTTCCTCGGCTTCCCGGTGCAACTGGTGCATCCGCTTGAGAGCCGTTTGACCGGCACGGGCAACGCGGTGGCTGCCCTGTTCGGCGACTTGTCGCAGGCTTGCACGATGGGCATCCGTCGTGAGGTCAGCGTCAAGACCGACGCCAGCCGGTTCGTCGAGTTCGACCAGTTGCTCACGTTCGCCACCTCCCGTATGGCGAGCGTGGCGCACGACCTGGGCAGCACGACCGTCGCCGGTCCCATCGTTGCCCTCCGGTT